GGTTGAAGTATCAGTAAACTGACCATAGTTATGGAAGTTTCCAACAACGTTTAAACCACCATAATACCCAAAGAACCTCCACATTGCTGCTGGAGTTTTATAGAAAACCTTCTTTACTAAAAGCTTTTTATTACCAACTTTACCAAAATAAGGCAGTTTTCCATCTGTAGCTGCAGACGAAGAAACTATTGTTTGTAGATCATAGTCCTGTTGGCCAAGGTTTACATCAAAAGAGGCTGAATATTCCAATTGTCCTCTACCCATTCCTGCTTCTGCTGACGTAGCCTCTGCAGCCCTTCTGGCATATCCAAAATCAAATCTTGGAAACTTTAGCGCTGCATGACCGCCATCTAAAGACGATGATAAGGTTGTGTCTCCCGTTGATTTTAAATTCCCTAAGTGATCAAAGGCTCCAGTTGAGTGACCCAAATAAGATGAAAGAGAATTATTGGCCTGATGTATGTTAACAATGTAAGAGTATTCTAATACTGCCTCTTCATATGCTGAAAAAACATTAGCAGTGGTTAGCTCTATATCTAAAACATCGCCGCCTAATTTTCTAAAAACATATGTTACCTGATCTACCGCACCAGACAAAAAGTTTGGATCAAACAAAGGGGAACCTGTTTTAGAATAAATCTTGTACGCAACTGACTTGTTTACATTGCCATGGCTTCCCGTTGCCGGCAAAATAGATTTACTAGTTTTACTGGCTGGTGTAAGATCTGTAGTTGGCATTCAGAGTCCTCCGTTGATAGTCTCTTTTAATTAGTCTCTCGAACGAAGAAAATCCGCTGTGTTATGAAGAAGCCTTAGTTCTTCTCTTTCTAGTTCTTCTAGTTTTTGTGGTTTTTGTGGTTGTCTCTGTTGTTGTGCTCCCCTCAACAGTTGTAGCCACTGTTTCAGTGTTAGGGTTGTTAGTTTTTTTTGTGTGACCTTTGGTTGTTGGGGTCTTGGTTGTCTTAGTTCTTCTAGTTCTTCGCGTTCGCGTCTTCTTTGTTTCTTTTAGGGCGTTCACGGGTGTAGTTTTTGTTTCTTCTTTTGTTTCTTGCACCACTGCTACAGTCTCAGTTGTGTTGTTTGTGGTTTTATCTTTGTTTATTCTCTCAACTGTTGCCCTAAACGCAGACGCTTTTCTCGCATACTTTGGACTTCTTAACTTTCTTGCTTTCTTTCCCATGGGGAACTCCTTTCATGTTATATTATAAATAGGTTGGATATAAAAAAACCCCCCAACCAAGAGTGGAAGGGGGGTTTTAGAAGATTTGTCAAATCTTATTAGGCAGCGATTACAGTTGGCTCAAACCCAACCCACTGTGTAGCGTCTGCAACTGCGACTACCAACATAGCATTCGCCGCAACAGTAATACTAGCACCATCAGCAGCAGGACTTACTTTATCCGCAGCTTGTGGTCGTACCTCAAGTGCGCTACCTGCACTGTTTTGTATTAGGTAAATGTGTCCTAATGACAAATCTGCAATCGCAGGCAAAGCGACTGCTTTAGTGCCATCAGCACCAGTAACCAACACAACTGAGCCGCCTGTGGCACTGATTGCCGTAGCCTGTGCCAAAGAACCGTCACCGGCTGCAGCAACAGTTTGTGCCCCTAAAGCAAGTCCACCTAAGATAGTTCCTGCTCCGAGAGTAATTTCTCTCTTTAGATTCTCTATTAGTGCCTCGACTCTCGCGAGACCTACTCTTTTAGTACCCATATTTATAACCCTCCATTGGTTTTACCATTTATAATCATGTCATGAAACTGGGTAGATTCATACATTCACTAGTAAGTAGTGAGCCAACAAACGAAACCCCTGGCCAAATGAATGACCAGGGGTTTTATTTAGTTGTCGCTTTTAGCTATTAGCTAGTTGCGCCAGCCTCGCCGAGGAGACCACGGACGATAACAAGACCATACATATCTGGTCTAACCATCTTCTTGGCGTAACGGGTCATGACACCCTTACGAGGCACGAAGTCCTCTGTACCAAAGATGGTAGGTGTGACCTGCAATGGTACATATGGGGCATATACAAAGCCGCTCTCAAGGAACGATCCGCCCTTACGACCAACAAGGATCACGTTACGTGGGAAGTAAGGATCAACATAGACCTCAAACTTCTTGCTGAGTGCACCAACCTTCACGGCACCGATGTCGCCTCTATCCTGATCAGCGGTTACGCTTGCGCGGAAACCAGCTGTGAACTCTAAGATGTTAGCAACCTCTGGAGAGCAAACAACAAAGTTTGCACCGCCGCGAAGTGTCTTTCTGTGGATCTGAGCGCTAACGTCATTGATTGTCTCAATGAGAGTCTCATACCACTCACTAACAGTACCGGTGAAGTCAGGAGCTGCCGAAGAAGCACCAATCTCAGCACCGTTACTATCAACGAAAAGGCCTGGAGCACGCGACCAGTAACGAGTACCAGCTTTAGCACCAGAAATCAAATCACCAAGAATTTCCTGATCGATCTCAAGAGCAATCTGCTCAGAGAGAATACCAGTCAACTCAACCTCTGCGTCAAGGTTGTGGTATGCGTTGAGATCCTGTCCCAACTCAGGTGTCCACTTAGCCTTGAGCTTCTTGGTGACTGCGGTAACAGCAATGCTGTCAACCTTAATGTCGATCTCAGGAATCTTAGCCTGTCTTAGGCTGTTGCCTGCAATGCCATCACCAGCACCTTCCAAGCCCCAGGTCTGTGCACCAACAACAGAACCGAGCGCGTCGGCCTGGCCTGCTCCTGCACCACCAGCAACAAAGTTATCCTTAAGAGGATACTCAAATCCCAAAGGCTCTTGAGTCTTAGGACCCTGGTTAGCAGTACCTGCAGTGTTAACAAACACTAATCTTAGATTGCCATTAGCATCAAGGGCAGTCAAGCGACGAACCTGCTGAACGTTTGCATTAAGAGCGTCGCCAAAGGCACCAGTAACCCTAATACCTGCAAGAGCATCTTTGTTCAAGTCAGCTGGAACGGAAGATGCTGAGACCAAAAGCATTTGAACTCTGTATGTTGAATTTGCCAAAATATCAGGGTCGAAATCAATAAGCTTTTTACCAGCGTTAGTCAAAGCGCTAACAAGAACTTCACCACCGCCAGTCTCGTGACCAACAGCGTTACCAGCGATTTGGGCGGAGCCAGTTGGTGAAGAGTAGCCAGTGCCAAGGTCGTAGAAACCACCAGGGCCGCCCTGAGTAAGGTCAGCGTCAAGGTTGACACCACCGGTCAAGGCGCGGCCAACAACGTTACCACCGTAAACGGATTCACCTGCTGTCATTCCGGCGCGTGTGTCTCCATGGGTGAAGTCCAAGAAGAAAATAAGACCACTTGGAAGACTCATTGGCTGAACGCTGACGAGGTCGTTAGCGATCAATCCGCCGAATACACGGCGAACAATTGGGAAAGCAACCGCTGCGAAGCCTTCGACGTCGCCAGCTGCCATGCTTGAAGCCTCACGGAGAAGCTCCTTTGCCTGGTTCTCAAGCAAACGGGCCATACCGTTCCGAGTAGTATCGTCTGTGAGACCCTCAAGAAGACCAGTCTGCTCCCACTTGTTAATGAGTGCAGCACCTTCCTGAGCGAGGTCACGGTTAACGATACCTTCGGTCAATTTCTGTACAATAGACATTTTATATAACCTCCTAGTATGTTATTGTTATTTATTCAAACCTGCTAAACGCAGCATACGATCCATTTTTGAATCGCGTGGTGCCGTGTTGTTTTTCTTAGAATTGATCAAAAGC